CATTCTAGTCGTCCACTCTCTTCCTCTTGTTGGTGCGCCTTGATAATTTAACGCTCTGCCACCACTACTAACACCATAATATTGATATCTAGCATAAGGGACATTGTAGGTTATAGAATTAGCTTCTAGAGTTACATTGCTTTTAAGTACCCCATTGTCAAATGGGGTATAAGGATCAGATAATCTTTTTACCTCACTAGTAAAAAACCTCTGTGCTTGTCCATTTGCTTCTAAATGTCTTGATTGCAAAATTTGTTGAGTATTATTTAACTCTATTCTTACTGTAGTTGCCATACTATTTGCCCCCAATATATAGGTGCTGCATACATCTGCTACCATAATTATTAATGTCTTTTGCCATTACTGTTGCTACATTATCAAATGAATCTAACTTAGTTATAAGATTTGTATCTGAATACTCATAACTGCAAATTCCCTTTACTACTTTGTCGCTTACTTGGATAGTAAAATATTTTTCTCTGTCTATATCGGATAATTTAAACCAAGCCTTTTCATCAATATAACTCTTACCCTCGCTAAAATTATTATTTAATGGTATACGTATATTGATGTTATTGGCCATGTTCAGCATTCCTTTTCCACTTTCGGTATTACTTACAGTTCCTAAAGTTTTACCATGCCATGTAGCACCTGTAGTTCTGCTGTTTTTAGTTATAATAGTCTTTTTATACAGTTCTTTTCCGCCTGCTAATTTAACTTTGTTATATAGAGTTATAGTTGTATCTGTTAACATACTAAATCCCCCTATATAACAAGTCTGTATTGCTTAAATACTCTTTAGCTATGTTGTAATACCTAGCTTTATTCAACTGGCTTCTATCAACTGTATTCTTTTCAACATCGCTTATGGCATAGCTCACACTATGTCCATCGACACTTTCAGAAGCTATTATATTTCCATCTGTTTCTAGTTCTTTTTGATCTAAATTAAAATTGCATTCCATAATATCGCATAAGCAATCTTTAACATTGGCTACTATTAAAGTTGCATCAGCTTGCAATCTATTAAATGTAATGTTATCCATAAACACCCTTGCCTTACGTTCTAGTGTTATAAAAGAAGTTTCGGGAATGGTTGTACCTCCAAAACTATCTTTATAATATGTAAAGTCTACATACATTCCCTAATCCTCCTATTTAGCTTTTTTATCTGCTTTCAAAGTTTCGTTTTCAACCTTTAAGGCTTCTAACTCTGTGGCTAAAGCTTCTTTTTCTTTTCTTAAAACATCTATCACCATATCTTTATTAGCAGCTTCAATAATTAAAGCTTCATGACTTGCCTTAATAACTTCAAATTCTTCTGATCCATTAGATTTATACTTTGCTAGTTCAGCCTTTAAAGTGTCATTCTCTGCTTTTATGTCTTTTAAGTCTGTAGCTTGTCCAACTTGAAGGATTTCGCCTTCTTTGTCAACTTCGCTATATCCCATTTTTAAGAACTCTTCAATTTTTTCCTCTGTAACTCTTACTTGTTTGTTCCCTTTTTGCATTATAGCCATTATAAAATCCTCCCTATGATTGCACTACAAACTTAATAGCATCTGCCATATGTTGTAATACAAAAACATCTTCGTCGCTTTCTTCAAAGTAAATAAATTTACCTTCTGTTACTGCACTTGGTGCGTCTAATTGTGCGAAACCATAACTAATTGGTGTGATTACTGCTGCTGGATTTATTAAACACATATGTATTTGTTTTGCTCCAACTCCTATTGCCCAGCCACTCGTAAAATCATAAAGAGTTTTCATAAGATCACTTGTAACTGATTTAATTATTACATCTTCAAGTCTTGAAACTGTTCTTTTAATTGTTCCGTCATTACTTCCATCAGTTGTAATTTGTCTTGTTATTGCAGACGCATTTTTAAGCAATCTTCTTATAGCAGGAGTAACATATAAAATTCTTCCTTCTTCGGGAACTCTCGCTTCATCCATTTGCTCCATTAATTTATCAAATGTACCTAATACGTTAGCTTCTGTTAATACCGTATTGTCTGCCACTTTACCCAATGCAAGGTAATCAGCGTAGATTTTTGAAATTGTGTAAGCATCCATTTCGGGGAATTTTTGAGTTTCATTGTAAACCTTAGTGATATTAACAATTGAAGTTGTGTAATTAGTTTCATCAATATCTTTAGGGTGTACCAATGTACTCCATTTTCTTTGATTCTCTAAAGTTACTAACTTCCATGAGTTATTGTAGTTTCTTTGTGCAGTAGCGATTGTATCTCTATTAGAATCTACTCTACCGCTAGTTGTGATCGTTGGGATATAAATTGATTTTGCGCCTTCCCATTTATATAAAGAGTTTGATGGAGAATTGTATAAGTCTCCAAATTTTAATTTGTAAGGGAACGCTTGTGCTAATGCTGCTTGATAATTAGCTGCGTAATTTAATACTGCCATTTTAATTCCTTCTTTCTTTTATTATTTTGTTGGTGGATTCCAACCAAAGTTAAATGCGTTAGCATCTTGTTTAGTTTGTCCATTTGTATTACCTGTTGTAAATTGTGGCGGTGGTGTGCCTTCAACTGGCGCTTCTTCTGTTACGAATACACCCGGGTTCTTTTCAGCTAAATTTTTAAAGTAATCATCCGCCCCTAAGAACTTACCATCTACTAACTTTAACTCTTGCTTTTTAAAATCTTCAATAGCTGCATTCTTTACAAAGTCATTTGAAAACTTTTGACCACTCATTAACTCTTTGATTGCAAAATCTTTATTTTGATCTGCTAATTGTTTTTCATAAGTTTCTTTACTGGTAGATAATTGAGTTTCATACTCTTTGTTCTTACCTTCTAACTCTGTAACCTTATTTTTAATTCCTTCAATGTCCATTGTCTTAAATTTTTCCATTTCAGAATTAGTATTAGCGATAAGTTCATCTTTTGTTTTGTTTTCAGCTTTTAAATTTTCTATTTCTTGGGTTCTGTCTGCCTTTGCTTTTGCTGCTTCGATATCAGTTCCATTGATAGACATTATTTGTTTTGCCACTTCTTCACTAACACCTAATGCAATAAGTTCTTCTTTTTTCATAATTTTATATTCCTCCTAACAATTACGCTTTTATATGTGTTTTGCTTCACTATTGTTCGTTTTGTACGTGTGTCGTTCACAATCCTATATTTATGTTACGTTAAGCAAATAAGTGAGGTTACTCCGCCCCACCACCTTGAAGGCTTCTTTCACCCCTTAGATTTTATTTGCTTAACTCTAGCTAACTACTCTACTATTTCATAAGTTTTTTCAAATATATCCGGTTTGCATGGATAAAATTCACCATTTACACCTTTAATAACAAAATCTCCTTGTCTCGCTACCATGTCGCCTTCTAATGTTTTTATAACTAACCCCATTGTATTAGATGTTTTATTTTCTTCTAATACTTCAAAAGTTTTATCATCAAGATAAATCCCTTTAATGTCTTGTTTTATAAAATCACACATTTCACTCCATGTTGACCATTGTAATTCTACCGCCTCTATAACTACTGGTTTTTTTCTAAATTTCATAATGTTTATCCCCTCTCTTTTAATTTGTTCATATCATCCTTAAAAGCAACAATACCTTCAAATTCCACATCGGCATCCATTACAATTGTGACTTGTCCTCTTTGCCCTTTAAATTCATCTGACTTCAAGCTGAATTTGATTTCAGTGACTCCAGTTAATTTTTTATCATCTAATTCTAATAATCCCTTTTCTAAATTAATCTTTACTTTATGAAAACTCATACTCTCACCCCTTTCATTTTGAAGTTCACAACCATGTTTTGTAGTTCTAAATTAAGTTTACCACACCTATGTTCTCATTTTCAAGCTTTTTAAGATAATACTTGACATAAAAAAAGAGATAGATTTTGTTCTATCTCTTAAACTAATTTCAATTGTTGCCTTTCCTCTTTATAGCCTAAATAATTTAATATAAATTCCTCCCTTTCTTTGCTGTAATATTTATACTTAGGATACCATGTTAAAAAATCTCTATCATTTTTACTGCAATTGCAACTTTTACACGCCGGTATTATGTTATTGGTGGAAAGTTCTCCTTCTTGGGATATTGGTATAAAATGTTCTATAGTTAGTTTTTCTATTCTTCCGCAATAAGCACATTTATTATTAAAGTCTTGTTTAATTTTTACCCATTGATTTGGAGTTGATGATATTATTGGGTTTTTCTTTTTGCAATCACATCTGCTGCCATATACCTGCACTTTATCTTTATTTTCATTTTGCCATTTCTTAGAATATATTTTATATTTTTCTTTATGTGAATTTCTATATTTTTTATGTCTCTTTAATGTATACTCTCTAACTTCTATATACCTTTCTCTATGTCTTTTATTACATTTTTCTCTATTAGCTTCTTGATAATCTTTTGTATCTTTTAATATTTTTTCTTTGTTCACCTTATAATATTTTTGGCTTTTCGCCTTTAATTTTTCCTTTAATTCTTCGCCACCTTTAATTTGGTTATCTTTCCATACTTGTTTAACACATTCTCTACATTTCGAGTTAAACCCGCATTTAATATCTTTTCTTACGCGGAAATATTCCTCTGTTATTGGTAATTCTTTGCCACATTCAGTACATATCTTAAAACCTTTTTTAATATTTTGTTTTTTTGAGATTTTATCCCTTTTCTCCCTTCGGTATAAATTATTGCATTCTTTACAATGTTTTTTGTATCCGTCTTTCATACTTTTATCCTTTGTGAAGTCTTCTATGTATTTTTCTTTATAACATTTATTACATACCTTTGTTTCCATATACATCACCTCTAAGAATATTATACCATTAACTACAAGTAGTTGCAATGTATAAAAAGTAGTATTATAATATATTCGAGGTGATATATATATGATTAATAGGGGTTTAAAAAATCGTACTGCTATAAGTAATGCAATTGATACAAAATTGTTGAATGAATTAAAGGATTATTCTAATAAAACTAGTATTCCACTATCTAAATTGTTAGATAAATCAATAGAATTATATCTAAAAGAAATTAAAAAATAAGAGATAGAATAAACTATCTCTTATTTACTTGCTTGCACTGCTTTTGGCTTATAGATTTATTGAATCCTTCTACGTTTGCTCTTTCTAGCTTTTGCCTTGCTCCCATAGCATCTGAAAACTGTCTATACTCGTTTTTCAGTGCTTGTAACTTTACTGATTCTATCCTAAATTCATCTTTGAAGTCAGTCTCATTATAACATATTAGGCTTCTTTTAACTTGCCTCATGCTTGTCTCTATTTTGCGCTGGTATTGTGTTGCCTCATACCCAGTATATGTTTTGCCTTTGTACTCAAAATCGGGTGTATTTATGTTTTTGAGTTGTTCATCAGTGTAGGTTCTTACACTAGCACCTAAAACAAATGTGAAATACGAATGTCTGCAATTTGCGCCCATAAGTCCTGTTACGCCTCCAAGGTCTGTTGCTTCTGCTAAATTCTCGTAATCCTTATTACTTCCATTAACTTTAAAAACTCGACCTTGCCAGTTTTGATGCGAGGGCCTACAATTTGCGTGGGCGGTTGTTTCGGCATATTGTTCATCACTTGGAACTAATTCATCCATAAAATGATTAGTCATTTCTTGGTTCATTTGATGTGTGCCTGTTAACACCGCCCTTCTTGTTGCTACATCTAATTGGTTGCTCCATCCGCTAGGATATTCAACTGTTGGTTTTGTTATAGTCCTCAACCCACTCTGACTAATCTTTTTAACCGCCTGCTTAATGGCACTATTGTAATCTTGTACGCCAGTTACTATTTTCAAGTTAGCTTGGTTTAATTCCTTTTGATAAAACTTCGCTATATCAGAATAAACTATTTTACCATTTTGAACCTCTGCAAATCCTAAACTTTGTGTAATGTTTTCTATATCCCCTTTTGTTTGTTTGATAGCTGCCTTAATATAGTCTTGAATTGGTTTTGACTTATAATCTATTGTATTAAGTTTTGCTCGCTTATATATCTCGGATTCTGCCATTAACGACGCTGACATAATCTGTGGAAATAAAGATTCTATTTGTTCGTAACTTAAATTTAATGTTGCTGCAATCTTTGCTTCTATGTTTTTTATTCCGTATAACTTTGCTTGTTGGCTTTGGAACTCTGCGGAGGAAGACATCTCCCCCACTTTTTTTAGTCTTCTCGATATGTCTGTTATAACGAACGTTTCAAGTTCACTAAATAATTCCACTATATTGTTAGGTACGTTCGATAATTCGTTAGGTGTTAAAATAATAATGCCCCCTTTCTAAATTATTTTTAATTGTTGGGCTTCTTTTTTGTATCCTAAATATTTCAATACAAAACTTTCCTTAGTTTTATTGTAAAAATCTTGTTTATGATACCACTCAAAGAAATTTCTATCACGTTTACTTGAATTACAACTCTTGCATACTGGTATTATGTTATTAACTGTGTATTCCCCGCCTTTGCTCAATGCTATAAAATGTTCCTGTGCAAGTGGTTTTTCTTCTCCGCAATATGCACATTTATTATTAAAATCTGATTTAATTTTTTCCCATTGCTGCATAGTCAATGTATTAGGCAGTTTTCTTTTGATTGCTTTCCTTTTTTGGTTAGATAAATGATATATTTCTTTATGGTTATTGTAATATTCTTTATATTGTTCTTTTAATTCTTCGTGATGCTCTTTTCTGTATTGTTTATTATATTTAGAATTAACTTCCTTATTTTTATCTCGATATGCTTTTATATTATTTTTATTTTTATTAGAATATATTTGCCATTGTTCTTTAATATGTTCTACATTTTTTAACTCATATATTTTTCTTTTAACTTTAACTTTTTCTTCGTTTTCCATTCCCCATTTTTTCTGATATTCTCTAATCTTCACAATATTTTTTTGCCCATATTCTTTTAAATAATTAGCTTTACACGATTTACACCAAAATTCTAAACCATCTTTATTATTTTTATTTCTGTGAAAATTTTCTGTAGTCGCTGTTAATTCTTCTTCGCAATGGGTACACACTTTTAAATTTTTACGTTCTCTTTCTTCTTTTGTTTTAATCTCTTCCTCATGTTCTTTGCAATATTTTTCATGTTTTATTATGCTATCACATTCTTTGCATCTACTTGATAAACCGTTTTTCATAGTTCTGTCTTTTTTAAAATATTCTAATGTTAAAGGTTTTTCGATTCCACATCTTGTACATATTTTATTAATTTTTTCTGTAGTTATATTATAATTCCTCAACTATATTATCCCTCCAATAGCCTGTTTATTTCTTCCTCTTTTATAATCCACTTTCTGCCTACCTTAGATGCTTTTACTTTCCCTTGCCTTATTAATTCTCTTAGCCATTCCTCATTATATTTAAGTATTTCTGCTGCTTCTTTTACGCTATAAGTTTTCATTGTTCCACCTCTTTAATACCATTATACACCTTTTAGTACAAGTTTACAATAGTTTTACACATAAAAATAAGCATCTTTTACAATGCTTATAACTATCATTACTGCAACACCTCTATTATCTTATCTTTTATTTCTTCCTCTGTTATCGGTTCGTTTGTAGGAACTCTAAACCCTGCATCTTTTATTAATTTATA